GTTATCTAAAACCATTCCTGCTCACAAACGTAAATTTGGGGGGAGAACTGGTGGGAGAACTCCTGATTGGCATGACAAATCTCCTTTAGAAGAGAGGGATATAGATGATTATGCTGAAGCTAGAGCTAATAAAAACATGTTAACTTTAATGGAAAATTCTCAAACTTGGGTGCAGAGCTTAATACAGAAAGGATTTAATATGCCTTTTATAAAACAAGTATCTCCTGATGGAACACAAATGTGGTTTGTCCAAGATGGTGTAGATTATGTAGCACAACTTAATGGGGTGGGGGTAGTAAATGTGGAAAAGGCTAAACCTGATCCTGGCGTTCATAGCCCCTTTAATCAAGGCTATAAAGATTATGCTAACTATAATCCTACAGGGCACCACAGACAAAGTAGAAATAATTATCAGGAAGAAGAGGGGGATGAACAAATTTAATGCCTATTACTAAACGAAATGGTAAATATTATTGGGGCAGCAAAGGCCCATTTGATTCTCGTAAGAAAGCTGAACAAGTAGAGCAGGCTGCACATTCCTCAGGATATGAACAATACGTAGAACACCTAGATGAGCAGAAAATGGTTGGTAGTCCTGTAGGAGCTGCTGATGAAGGGCAACGAGCACCGACTGCTTCAGAGATAGCCCGTCATCAAAAGCTTACTAAAGAAGATGGTGGAGTAGAGGGGGGAGGAGGTACTGTTTTCACCTCTAGTGATGCTGGAATATTTACTCCTACTTATGGCGGTGGGGGTGTACGTCATCAACAACGTAAAAATAAGAAACGTACTGGTGTTGAAAAGGTAGCTTCTTTTATGGATGATAGAAGCCCCCATGTATTTTCTAAGGAAGTAAGTAAGTTAGCAGACTTTTTAAATAAATCGGGTTTTCCATCTGATAATTTTGAAGCTCAAAATAGGATGAATAATCCTAAACGACTAGATTGGAAAAAGAAAAACGCGGGTGATACTCAGCATTCTGTAGCGCATAATCATTTACCAGAAGGTCAGTTTTATAAAATCAATATTCAAAAAGATGAACCTCCTCAATATGTGGAACGTGGACAAGATAAAAGTATTGATAGGGAGAAGTGGTCAGAGTACACACTAGCCCACCAAGATGATATGGAAAGGAAAATTCGTGGCTATGATAAAGAAAGTAAACGTAGACATAATGACCCTGATGAGCCACCCGCAGGACAGATGGGAGCTAGTTCAGGGCAGATAGAATATGGTGGTATTAGTAAACAAGAAGGATATGGTAGTGCGGGACAAGATGATGAACTTCATCGAGGGGGGAAGGGAGATAAAATTGCTCGTAGACGCAGCGTGAAAACACCAGAAGAAGTAGCTGAATATGTGAATTCTTCAAATTATATGAAGAAAACTATGGAATTTATAAATATATTAAAATCTATGGGAGAGGAAGATGATGACTTGTCCGAAATGTAATGGGCATATGTACATCAATTCAGATGAAGATTTAAGTTGCCGTATGTGCGGCAAAGTTATAGTGTTAACGATAAGGAGAGATTATGATTCCAGAACAGGCCAAATCAGAGATAATAAAAAAGAGGCAAGAAGGGGAAACGTGGACAGCAATAGCCGAATGGATGGAAATCGAAACAGGCATAACCGTTCATCGAAGTACTATTCAACGTTGGTACGACAAGGAAGCCGACTCTATGGAAGGGGGCGATGATTCTCGCCTAGAGAAACAACTTGATACATATAAGAATGAAGTAACTCACTATAAGAAATTATATGAACAGGCAATGGAGGAAATAGATACTCATGAATCTATCATAGATGTTATTCATACAGTAACTGAACCCTTTCAGGCACAACCATTAGTGAAACCCCCAGCTATTGTGGGTAAACGAGGAAAGGAACCGCAAAGTGTAATAGCCCCATTATCCGATACCCATATAGGAGACAATGTAGATTACAATCAAATGAGTAATTTAAATGCTTATACGATTGATATCTTTAATGCTAGATTATATGGGTGGGCTTCTCAAATATTAGATTTGGTAGAGTATAGGAGAAGTTTTGTAGAGATATCTGAGTTAGTAATACCACTATTAGGTGATATGGTTAGCGGAGATATACATCAGGAATTACGAGAAACTAATCAAGATAATACAATGGGACAAATGATTCGGGGTGCGAACTTAATTGCTCAAGCATTGATGTTTATGGCTCCTCACTTTGAAACAGTACGGGTGCCGTGTGTTGTTGGTAATCATGGACGAATGACAATTAAGCCTCCTGCTAAAGATAAATATGTTAACTGGGACTATATGCTGTATCAGTGGGTAGCAGCATTCTGTAGAGAACAATCGAATATTGAGTTTGAGATTCCTAAATCTTTCTTCCATGTGTTCTCTGTTTGTAACAGGAATATTTTAATTATGCATGGAGATTCATTAAAGGGTAAGGCTGCAACCGCTGATGTATTGCGAAGCCTTACAAATATGCGGACAATATTACAATATAGAACTGGGTTAGAAGAAGAGGTTTCATTAGGTCAGATAGCTGAGAATAGTTTTAATGATGCTCATTTCTTTGACTCAGCTTTCATGGGTCATTATCATAGAGTAGATGAGTTTGATATAGGAACAGGTGAAGCTCATTTGTGTGGTTGTATGAAAGGTGGGGATGAATTTGCTTTAAATCAATTAGCTGTGATAAGTAAACCTAAACAAGTAGTTACGTATTGGCATCCGAAATATGGATATATTGGGAAGGAAATCGTGTATCTAAATAGATATGATGGTTCTTCTAATAAATTTGTGGATTCATTGCCCTCTGTTTGGGCTACTAGGGAGTAAATATAATGGCTTCTGAGGAAGAACAAGTACAACGTCTAGTTATAGAACCGCTTAAAATATTGTTTCACAGACAACTTTTAATAAATCTTAAAAAGAATATTCCCATCGGTAGTACTGGAGAGTACAATAGAGCTATTGATGTACAATCAACAGGGGATGAATTAAGTGTGACAGCCCCTGGTATATCATATGCTCGTAAAGTCGAATTTGGAGAAACATTAGATGAAGGTACAGGAACCTATACTAGTACCTATGTTCGTAGGATAAATGGTAACCCCGTAAGGATTACTCGTACTTATATTAATGGAATGAAACCTAGGCAATATGAGGATTCATGGCGAGTAACAGCTCCTAAGGAGACACAAGGTAGTGGGACTATTCGTATATCTATTGAAGAAACACTTGAAGATTTTAAATCTATGGCGGGGAGGGTTCTTCCTAAAACAATTGAAGTAACAGAAAAGAGGAGTTAGTATGACTAATATGAATATAACAACGGAACAAGAATACATACTTGCCAGACATTCACGTATGGTTGGCAAAGTATTAGACCTTATTGAAGCATCTATGCCTGAGGGTACTCAGTGTGAGAAGTTTAAAAAGCTTGTACAAGTGCCTTTATATGATTTTCGTAATGATATTCTCAAGCTAAATGCTGGAAAACCCCTAGAAATATCTGATTAAATTATAATTTACTTAGGTTTTTTCTAATTTCGTAGTATAATAAATTAGGTATTTATGTAATGAAGGTCGGGTGTGGCTTAGACCAACCTTTATTAATATTATATGTATTATAAAGGAGGCCCGATATGGCTGATGAGATTTTGGAACGGATTGAGAAGCAAATGGAGGGCAGTAATTTGGCCCTCGCTGCTGTTGCTGACGTATTGGCTAAAATGGATAATCGTTTGTCAAAGGCAGAACAAGATGAGTATCAAGCTGAGGAACAGAGTGTTGCTGATATTGAAAAATCAGAATTGATTAAGTCTATAGCTACTGAGGTTTATGGCCTTATTAAAGCTGACGCTGGCTTGGATGTAGATGGTACTAAGGTACGGTCTGGATCTAAAGTAGCACAGGGTGGTAGTGCGGATGACTCCGCCAAAACAATAGATGCTACCCGTAGCATTGGCGACCAACAGGCCGTAATTCAGGCAATGCATAAAGCTCATGAGGATGATGAAGAGGAATATCCTGATGAGGAAGAAGAAGAAGAGAAGAGTATGGAAAAAGCTAAAGATAATGATGATGATGACGATGAAAAGGAAAGCAAGGGTGGGTATGGTATGAAGTCTTATGAGGAACTAACCAAGCAGTTGGGTGAACTCAAGGGCCAATTGGCTTCTTATGAAGAGAACATTCAGAAACAGGTTCAAACTGAATCTGAGAATCGTTTGCGGAAGATGGGTTTCCGTGAAGAAACTAGCTTGACAGCCCCTAAGCAAATTCACTATGATCTAGGAACTGACGGGACTACTCCTATCGTAAAAGCTAATACTGAAGGAGATACTATTGACCAGTTGGTTAATATGTCTTACAAAGATTTGCGGGAAATTCAAACCCGTATTCAGGCTGGCGAAACCGAAGGAATCCCCCGTGAGCTTCTAGGTTAAAAATAAGGAGAATATATTATGGCTAATCCATCTCTTGCAGAATATCTAGCTCAGTCGCAACGTGGAATGTATCAGTCGGTCTTCGGGCCTGACTATTTGCAAAAGGGTGTCTTTACTGTAGACACAGCGACGGGCATTTTTAATACGACCTATGGTCGTAAAGTTTGGCAGGCATTGAACAACCAAACTAGGTTCTTTAATGCAATTCCCAGAGTAGTCTGGGGTAACACAGCTGGTTGGCGTGTTAGGAGCGACAGGGGAACTAATCGTTCTCGTCCTGTTACTGAAACTGGAAGTCTCCCGACAGTGGATGTCTCCAATATTGAGACTATATCGAGCTTGCCTCGCATAGTTTCTACGACTTTCGGTGCGTCCGTCAAGTCCGTCTTCACGGCACAGATGGAAGGCGGTATCGGGGATGTTCTCGCAATGGAGAACGAACATGCTCAACTCGACCATGTTAAGGAAATCAATGAAGAAATCCTAGCGGGGTCTGCTTATTTATTGTCTGGTGGTGGAGCTGCTGCCTTTACGGTGCCTACTTCTATCGCTAAACATTTTAAGATTGGTGATGTGGTTGTTCACTATGATGCTAGTGCTGACGATTGGGATGTGGGAGCTTCGGCTGCTAATACCCGTATTGTCGAATCCATTTCTGGAGGTAGTGTTACCGTTAGTGCCGACTTTAACGCTGCTCCCGTAAACGGTGATGGCATGGCTATTTATAGCCGTGGCGGTATAACTAGTATTGATGATGTCGTTGCTCAAGACGGCATGTCTTTTGGCAATCTCTCTGCTGACCATGCTAATTTCGCTGCCAATGGTGGCGTAAGAGCTTATGACCTTACCTTTGGTGGTCGTGTGGCAGATGGCTGGAATGCTGGTGCCTCCGTTTCTTATAACGCTGGTACGGGCCGTGACCTTTCTCTTAACCTTTTGGATACTGCTATCCAGAAAGTTAGGGAAAATGGTGGTGAGCCAAAGCTCATCCTCATGGGCCACGATCAATATTTCAAGCTAGAGCGTTTGCTCAATTCACAGCAACGGTATATGGGTCAGGAAGAATATCAGGTTGGTATAGGTTCTGAGCGTACCTTCCCTGGTACTCGTACTGGATTGGTTTTGGCTACCTATATGGGTATCCCCATCTTGCCTGATGCTGATGTGCCTAAATCTGTAGCAACGGATGATTCCGTTCTTGGTTCCAACATATATGTGTTGGACACTGATTATCTTGAAATGGCTATTGCCCAACCTACTCAATATATTGAGAATCGTGACTACTTTGCTGCGAATCAACTCGTTGTTCGTGGTCTGTTGTATACGATGGGTGAAATGCGTTGCAAGAATATCTGGGTTCAGGCTAAAATAGCTGACCTAAACAGTTAATTAATTTGAGGGATGGGGGCCGTAAGAAAGCTCCCATCCTTCTGTCTTATTTTTGGAGGATAAATTATGGCTTTTGCAATAACAGTTCCAGGCAATGCATCAGATATGGTAGGCGTACCTGGGAATAATAAATATGTCATTAAGACATGCACGTTCACTGGCTCTTATGCAGCTGGTGCTTTAACAGCTACTCAATTGGGTTTGGAACAGATTCATATGCTTATAGCTCAATGTGAATCCAATGGGTTGGTAGCGCAGTATGACTATACTAATGCTACTTTAGATTTGTATGAAGCTGGAGCAGATGGAGCACCTTTAGATGAGGGAAATACAGCAGCGGGAACCGTTGTTGTACGTGTAATGGCATTCGGTAGGTAAGATTTGATATGGCTATATCGGCATCGCAAGATTTGAATGTTAAGTTAGCTGTGTATATGGAAAGGCTGGATAGCTATATTGAAAGCCAGACCAAGTTAAATGAGCAGATGTGTGCTAAACTTGAGAATTTAGATACTAATGTAGATGAGATATATGAATGGAAAAGTAAATTAACAGGAATGAAATCAGCCTACCTTGGAGTGGGGTTGTTGTTTATACATACCATCGCTGTCATGGGAGGATTAACAGCACTCTTTAAATGGTTTCTTTCAGGAGATAAATAAATATGGCAACAAATATACGAGCGGATGAGTGGGCCTCTTGGGAGGTTGACCCCAGTACCCGAACAAGCGTCCACGC